CTCGCTGAAGGTCTTAGCCGTAAGATCGGTGGCAGCGGCGGAATCGATTTCGATACAATCGGTAAGATTCTTCTTATAACAATCGCTCTGTATGTTATTGGAGCAGCATGCCAGTTTATACAGGGCTGGATTATGACAAGCATCACACAGAAGCTCATCTATAAGATGAGAGGTGAGATTGCTTCGAAGATCAATCGCATGCCTATGAAGTATTTCGAGAGTGTTCCGTTCGGTGAGGTTCTTTCGAGAATCACCAACGACGTTGATACGGTCGGAACAGGTCTGAACCAGAGCATCACCAACATCAAAGAGCTGCTCCGTCAGGCCGAGGCGGCACGGGATGCAGCCAAGGCAAGCCAGGATGCTGCCAAGGCCAGCGAGAATGCAGCCAAGGCAAGCCAGAACGCGGCGGCATCCTCTGCTTCTGCGGCGGCAGGTTCGGCCAGTGCGGCCAAGGCCAGTGAGAACGCCGCAAAGACCAGCGAGACCAAGGCGAAGACCAGTGAGACCAACGCCAAGGCAAGCGAGAATGCGGCGAAGACCAGTGAGACCAATGCCAAGGCAAGCGAGAATGCGGCCAAGACCAGTGAGACCAACGCCAAGACCAGTGAGACCAATGCCAAGAGCAGCGAAACAAAG